CGCCGCCAGTCGGGGCGGTTTGGCTTGGGCAGCGATGATGTTTTTTTATCAAGAGCCGCTGGACAATGTTGTCAGCGGACGTTTTGAGATTGATAGTTAAAGGATTTTTATGTCTGATTTAAATTCGACGGGCAATGAACCACGCACAGATTTAGAGATTTTCAGTTGGGGCTACGACGAGCGTTTGTCTTGGCTCGGCGCGGCGTGGGAATGCGCCGACAACGGCCATTACTACGAACTGCCCGTCAATCAAGAGGACTTGATCGGATTGCTCCGTGCCGGCGTACATCATTCGTCCGCCCTGCATTGCAAACTGAACGTCCTAACTTCGACATTCGAACCGACCGCGCTTTTGAGTCGCGCCGAATTTAAAAAGCTGGCATTTAATTTCCTTGTAACCGGCAACGGCTATCTGTCGGCGGAGCGCAACCGCTTCGGCAAGGTTTTGGGATTCAAAAACCGCCTGTCCGTCTATATGCGGCGGTCGTCTAAAAAATACGAAAAAGACGGTTACTTCTATCTGCGGTCGCACGTCATCGCGACGGCTGACTTTATCCCCAAATCCGACGTCATCCATTTGATGCAACCCGATTTGGTGCAAGAGGTTTACGGAATTCCGGACTATTTGGCGGGCTTAAGTTCGGCGGAGCTTAACCACTCGGCGACAACCTTCCGACGCCGCTACTACGACAACGGCAGCCATGCAGGCTTTATCGTGTACGCAACCGACAACAACATCAACAACGACGACTGGAACAATCTCAAGGACCAGTTTAAAAAAGCGCAGCGCGAAGGCAATTTCCGCAATGTCTTCCTGCGCTCGCCCAACGGCAAGTCCGACGGTATCATACTGATTCCGATTTCAGAGGTGGCAGCCAAAGACGATTTCCTGAATATTAAAAACGTGTCTGCCCAAGACATGCTGACGATACATCGCGTCCCACCGTCATTAATGGGGGTCGTTCCGACGGCAGCAGGCGGATTGGGCGATGCCCGGACGGCGGCGGAAGTGTTCGCCGCGAATGAAATCGAGCCGATACAGGCGGCGTTTCTCGAAGCAAATGACGCATTCGGCGCGGAAGTGTTTAGATTTAAGCCGTACACTTTGGCAACGGTCGGTGTCGGGAAATAGGAAAAGGTCGTCTGAAATGTTTCAGACGACCTTTTATTTTATCCTACTCCCAATCCACCGCATGACCGGAACTGCCATACTGTTGCCTATTGCCATGTAGCGCGGCGTGTCTGGGCATTGCTCGGCTGGTTTGTTTCGCCATGCGATGCGCGTGTAGTTATCTGGGAATCCTTGCAGTCTTTCACATTCGACCGGGGTTAGTTTGCGGACTTTTGGATAATTTATAACGTAGTTGCCGTTAAAAATTTGGTCTGAGTTAACGCCCCATGCGGTGGTTAACGTTGCTCCAATTTTGGAGGTTAATAAAGTTTCACTACCACCAGACAGCGCGCCACCTGTTCTTTTTAATGTGCCGCCTACATCGGATTCTCGATATGTTCCAAAGCTGCTTTCAATAAAGGCGGAAGATTCTTTTTTAGATGTTTCGCCCTTTTTAAAATCCCTGCTTTCGCCCGGTTGCTCAAATAGTATTTCGGCGACACGTCTGTTTCGACTACCTGCCACAAGGAACACTCTTCGGCGGCGTTGGGGGACTCCGAAATATTGGGCATCCAAGATTCGCCATGCGATTTCGCGTTCGGACGAACGCACAATACCTGCACCCGTCCATCTCCCCCCTGTTGGGACAAGCTCTTTGGATTCGCCAAGCAAAGCTGCCAAAAAACATCCGAAGGCGTTGTCTCGTGTTGAGAGGACTCCGGGGACGTTTTCCCATAGGACAACTGCGTCGGGCAGTCCGTGGCGTCGTCGAATAGTGTTAATTGCATTTAAAATCCTAACAAAAACAAGTGTTAAGTTTCCTCGATTGTCTTCTAGGCTTTTTCTTAGCCCCGCAACCGAAAAAGCCTGGCAAGGCGTCCCGCCGACCAATATATCTGGTGCCTCAATTTCGCCTGATAAAATCCGCTCCGGTAACGTCGTCATGTCGCCATAGTTCGGGACGCTTGGGTAGTGGTGTGCCAAGACGGAGCATGGGAATGGCTCTATTTCCGAGAACCATGCCGGTTCAAATCCCATGCCCTGCCACGCTACGGATACCGCTTCAATTCCGCTGCAAACGCTGCCGTACCTCAAAACCATTTATTAATCCTTGTATAAATACTCGTCCCGCATTCTGATGACTTCCTCCCGCTTGTAGAGGTTGTCCCGTCCCACCAACTTCGGCTGCGGTATCAGCCCCGCGCGGCGGCGCGCCCAAATGGTTGTCGTGGATGGCGGCTTTTTGCCCGGTATCGTCCATAGTTTCTTCACTTCGTCCAGGGTAATGTATTCGCCCATTTTTATTCCTTTCCTATTGGTCAGTTTCTATTAATCAGTTTGTCATTCATTGCCTGCGACACTTCACGGGCGGCGCGGGCGGATTTGAGGACGCTTTCGACGGTGTCGTATTGCGGTTTTTCGTAGCGGACCGTCTTCGCGCGGATATTGGCTTCGTCGGCGGCTTTGATGGCGGCGAAATCGAAAACAGGTTCTTTCGGTGTCAATCCGCTGACGAGCGGACGGCGCAGTTTTTCAATACCGTGGATGTATTCGCGGTAGTTTCGTTGTTTTTCGAGGGCGGATTCGTTTCGGATGGCGGTATCTTTCGCCGCTTCCTCGATTTTTTCGCGGGTTTCGCGGCTCATGTATCTCAGCTCTTCGATGCTGGCCATATCAATCATGTCTTTTTGATATTCATTTTCCAGTTCCGGGCTTAATCCGGCTTTCGCCAAACCGACGGCGTTTTGCACCGAAAAACCGTGTTTCCAAATAAGCCATTCTGCGGATTCGGTTTTTTCTAGGTCGGTCAGGGTTGCCGCCGCTGGACGTCTGCTTAATTTTTGTGCAGATTCGGGGTCGAATTTCATTTTCGTAGAGTTATTGACACAAGTCCAAGCGGCGGCGGTGCCGCCGTTTTTTTTCAAAACCCACGAATGGACGCGCGAAATTTCGACGCGTCCTGTGGCTTTTTCGTAAACGCCCATGATGCGGTCGGTAGGAATTTCGCCGTAGCAGTTCGGCTCTTTCGCCTCTTCGCGGTACAGTCCGAGACGGACTTTTTTGCGCGATACGGACTCGCCGCCCAAAAGGACGGTAAAACGCATCCAGTCGCCCATATCGGCAGCCTGTTGGGCGAGCATTAAAAGGTCGTCTGAAGCGTCGGGGTTGATTCGGCGCAGTTCGCGCCAAATGGTAACGGGGCAGCCGCCGATTTGCTGGAACTGGCGGATACCGTGATGACTTGCCCATGCGTCCACGCGGACGGCGGTTTCCGCCATGCTCAACAGCGCGTCAGACTCATAGTCAACGCCCAAGCCTTCGCCGCTTTGACTTTTACCGTCGATGTTTTTAGCGATATATTTGGCGATATAACCGGCAGCCGAGCCGCGCGCCCAGTTGATGGCTTCAAAGTCAACGCGGGCAGAGGCAGGGCTTTGCTTCCAAAATTTAAAATATTTGGATTCCCAGAATTTCGCCTCGGTTTTCAGACCGGCGCGGATGGCGGCGAGCGTAGGCGCGCTGCCTTGTTCTTCACGGATTTTCGATTGGATTCGGCGGGCTTCCGCGTCCGCTTCTTTCGCAGTCGCCAAGTATTTCAAACCCAGCTCTTCGCGGTTTTCTCGGCAAGCGTGTTTTGCCACGACGCGGCGGAAGGCAAGGCGGTGTTGCTCTTCCATGAAGACAAGGCCGTGCCAGTGCGGCGTACCGTCGTGATGCGGCTCAGCAACGCGGAAACCGTAGATTTTGATTTTCAGACGACCCAATTCCGCATTGATACGACCCCATACTTTATTTAAGTATGCCTGCGCCTGCGACGGCGGTTCGCCGCTGAATTTCTCGTTTGGCTTACCAAAGTGGTGCATACGGTGCATGCGGGAAGGGCAGGTAATCGTAAAAAATTCGCCGACGTGGTTTTTCAGGCGGGCGATTTCCTCGAAGCCGCGAATACGCACCATCAATTCGGCGCGGCGCAGGGCGGGGTTTGAGACAGAGACTTCGGACAAAGCCTCAAGCGTAAATTCTTGCCCCAGCTCATTAATCGCAATCATGGTTTGCAGCATGGCAAGGTTGCGACGCTTTTGCGCCAAACGGCGGAATACCGCTTCATCAGAGGCATAGAGTCCCGTTTTACGGGACACAAAGCCAGCCTCGCGGCGGTGGCGTTCGGCGGCGCGCGCGAAAATGCGGCGAAGCTGGCGACGCCAAAACTTCGGAGCTTTCAGACGAGCCTCAATCGCTTCGGGGATTTTGTCCTTGAATACTTTTTGGGTATCGATGCCGTATTCGTAAGCGGCATAGTGGATCAGACCGGCGAGACTCCAGCCGATACGTTTTTTAAAATAGATGTCCTTGGCTGCTTTATCAGCAAGGACGCGGATGTCGTCGTCCGAAGCGTCCAAACCTGCCGAACGGACGGCAGGCGGCAAAACGGTCAGATTGTCGAGCAGGGTTTTCAGACCATCTTCGGCGCGAACACGCGCGGCGGCGGGCTGAATGCCGCTGTCCAACTGACGAACGACTAAATCGGTAAAGAACGAGCGCGCTTTTGACGCTTCGGCAGGTTTCAGGCTTTCAAATCCCTCACGCAACACGGGCGGAATCAGCAAAAAGGCTTTGGCGGCGTAGTCTTGCTGCGCCGCCTTTGCATTTGCTGTTTGAATTGATATGCCCATGATTTGTCCTGCCTAGTAAGTGGCGGGCTTCAGCCCGCCCTATGTCTCAATGCTTTAAATAATCTTGAATTCTTTCTTCGATTTCCGCGCCCAGCTTTTTCTGCTCGATTTTGTAGTCCACATAGAGCCAAACGCCGAGCGCGGCGGCAAAAACAATGCCGATGACTGCGATGATGCTCATTGCCCCACCTCCTGCGGAATTTCAGCGTCGCCGCCCATGTGGTCGAATGTCGGCGATTCGTAAGCGCGTACAACGTCCGTTTCAGGCAGCGTTTGCGGCGGATTCGGTATGTTTCCGTGGGTCGAACCAAGCATAAAAGACGAAGCGGCGAGCATCAGGGCGAGGATGATGTAGCGGATTTTGATTTTCATGATGTTTCCTTGTCGGGTCGGGTTCAGGCAGCCTTAAGGTTGTCTGAAACAGGGTTTACTTTCATTTTTCTGCCGGCGTAGGCGGCGCGGGCTATTTTTTCGTCGATGGCTTCAAGCTGTCGGGCGGCTTCGGAAAGCTGGAGAACCGGCAAACCCAAGCTGTACACTACGTTTTGCTGATTCAGCATATTGCCCAGTCGGGCGATTTCCTTTATCAACTTCTGACTGTCTTCCAGAGCCTTGCTTTGCTCCGGCGTAACCAGCCAACCCCTGACGACTTCCGCATCGTTGTAAGCCGTCAACGGCTGACAGCCTGTATTTCGCTCCAAGAGCGCGTCGCGCTCCAAGCCGTTCATGATTTTTGCGTTTTTGGTTTTACTGCTTGCCAGCTTTTTGCCGATATTCCACATGGCGCGGGCTTGGGCTTTGGTTCTAAAAAAGCGGACCCGCTGCGGTGCTGACTTCCACGTTGGGACGATTTCGCCGTTCATTTTTCTTTCCCTTTACAACAAATTTTTCTGACTGCTGCCGCCGTGTTGTTCGATGATTTCGTCTGCCGTCATCTGCGGCGGCACCAAGGCGGGGTTTTGATGCAGCGGACTGGGCGGGGAGATGGTTTTAATGACTTCCGTCGCCGCCACGCCCGACCAGCCGCATGAAGCATTCAAGCATTGCACCGAGCTATAACGGACGCGGTCTGTCATCTTCCGACTTGCCGTCACCTTGCAGCGGCTGCCGCAGCAAGGGCAGGTAATCTGTACCCGCATATTTCCGTGTTCCGCCTTACTGATGTTGCGCTGCGTCATTTTCATTGCTCCGTTTCAGGTCTGCCGATGCCGCCTCAAAGGCTCGCAGATACATTTCCGCGTATTCCAGCGCAGCCTCGGCGGCGAATTCCGACAGCGACTTACCGGAGGCAAAGGCGGCCTGTTCCAGCAAATCAAGCTCTTCGCCGTAGGCTTCGATTTCAATCACGCCGAACGGCGCGCGCGGCGCGGCGGGGTACACATCGGCGGCGCGATGGTCTTCGATTTTGTGAATACAGTATTGGCACATGACGTTTCCTTTTTGGGTTGATGCCGACTGTCCGGCGGGTCAAGCGTCTTTCCGCTTTGTCATCACTCCGTTACACCGTTCAGGTTAAATATTAGACGGGGCGGATGAAATTCCACGCATGGGCACTCAGTCCGGAAGCGCATGCGTCGTAATAGTTACCGCCAAACACTTCTTCGTTACCGTTCAGCCATACAATCAGGTGCTTTTTGGCTTTCCCGCGCCCTTTGACAAAGATTCGCCCTACCGTGCTTTCCTGATTTGTATTCCAATCATTCATTCTCATAACATTTGCAACATGTTTCATTTTTCTGCTCCTTGGTTGGGGTTGATGCCGTCTGAAATTTGTTTGTACTGCACTGGAAACTTTGCTTTTAGAAAATTCATTTGCGCCTTTGGAATACCATTTTTCTGCCACTGAGAAACTGCTCCTCTTGTGATTCCGCAAATATTTGCAACCACCGAAACGCCTCCCAATTCTTTAATGAATTTGACTTGTTGGTCTGTTGTCATTTTTGTCCTTTTTTAAAGTTTATTAAACTATACAATCCTAAACTTGTCTAGTCAAGCATACTAAACAATTAATAGTTTAGAATTCTAAATAAACATTGTTTTTACTAAGTATTTTTTAGCTGGGATTTTTAGCGATGGACTTGAAAGGCAGACTTCAAGAATTGATGGATGAATATGGGCTAATTACCCAACAGGACTTAGCAGACTTCGCAGGAGTCTCAAAAGGTCTTGTTGGACAGTGGTTCAATGGCCAAACTGGCTTAGGCAAAAAACCACTCTTAGCATTTGAGAAAAAGACAAACTTTTCTACACGATGGCTTGCAGACGGTTTAGGTGATAAGTACAGAAAAGACTCAGGAATGTATAGAGAGGTTAATTTTTCAGACGACCTTACAGATGACCACATTCGTTTTGAGCGGCTGGACGTGGTTGCCGCGCTTGGAGACGGCTACATCAACAACGAAGCAGTGGAGGTGGTCGATTTCGTCCATGTCGATAAAGCGTGGGCGCGTGAAAAACTCGGCGGCAACCTCTCCCGTATCCAAGTCATCACGGCACGCGGCGATTCCATGCAAGGCACCATCGAGGACGGCGACGTACTCTTCGTCGATACCTCCGTCCGCTCGTTTGAGGGAGAGGGCATTTACCTCCTTTCCTTCGCCGACGGACTAAAAGCCAAACGCCTGCAAGCCTCCGTCAGCGGCGGTCTGATGGTCATCAGCGACAACCCGCTATACCGCACCGAAACCATCGAAAACGACAAACTGGAAAAACTAACCATCTGCGGCAAAGTCCGCGGCGCATGGCATTTGTCTGCGTTTTGATTTTATTTTCTGAATCTGCTCGATTCACGGTAAGTTTTGGAATGTACTGCCGTTGGATTTTTTTGATATTTAGTGATTTTGTTAATTAGGGAAGTGCAATATGGGAAAACAAAGTGGTCAACAGGCTGACAGGCAAGACGGTGTGAAATTGGACTTGCAAGAGCTGCACTCACGGCAAATTCAATTAAAGCAGACCGTGCAAGAGAATATCGATGCTGTGCTGACACTGCTGGCACTGGTCGATATTGAACCGGTAACGCGGACGCGGAATTTGAGATACAACCAAATTATTAAATCTGCACTCGCTCTGAACGGGATTGATTTGTCAGTAACAGATGACGAAGAGACGGAAGCAGGGGCTGAATCAGACAAAAATAAAGGCGAATTCCAAGCAGCCGCCGACAAACCTGAAAAGTTGTTGCTCAAATTCGGGCAGGAATTTTTGGGCGGGCTGATTCGGAAAGATTTTAAAGTGTCTATCGCAGCCGCTCGAAATCTCGATTTTGAACGCCGCCGCCATTGGGCAGCTTGTTCGGGCGCAATATTGGTTTACGGACGGAACGACGCGGGCAAACAGAAACTGACATCGTCTGAATTATCTCTTCACGACATGGTTAAAAAAGAATGGCTTTACGATGAAAGATAAACCTGTGCTGCTGCCTGTCGGCGGTAGTTTTGAAATTGAATATGTCAATGCTGAAGGAATCGGAAGCAGACGGGTTATCGATGTCCGCAAGTTTGTTGCCAATCTTTCAGACGGTTATGTGCAGGCGTTTTGCCATGAGCGGAAAATGGTCAGGACGTTTAAATATCAGTCGATTATGGGACTGGTGGATTTGGAAACCGGCGAAGTGGTCGAACCGTCGCTTTTCAGACGGCGTTTGCAGGATCGGTACGATGAGGCACCGGAGCGTCAGATGGATTTTTTTGTGCGAGACATGAAGCCGATTGTGGATGTGTTGGTCTATATCGCTTACTGCGACGGGAGATATGCGCCGTCCGAACAACGGTATATCGCGCAATGGCTGACGGACAAATCGGAAATGGGCGACGATTTCCTCGCTTATGCGCTTGGTGTGATGAAGTCTTGGCTCGTGCCGGATTCTATGGATTTTTCTTTTGCCGTCCGTGCTATTAATCAGCGTTTCCCCGATTGGAGGGAGGCGGTTTTGGAATATGCCGGCGGTGTTGCCAAGGCGGACAGAAAGGTAACTGCGGAGGAAACGGATCATTTGGCAAAATTGGAAAGGTTGTTCGGAATTTAAAACTTGAAGGATTTCGTTTTTAAAGGGATATATTGAGAGATGAAAAGGCTAAATGAAAAAAAGCGACTATACCTGATGCGCTGTTCGCGCTATCAGCTTAAGAAGCGGCGAAATATTGTCAAAAAACAGAAACGGTTTATCGACTGGTTTATCCTGCTTGTTCCTGAACAAGTTGGATTACACCCCAACTATGTCAAATTACTGACTAGTTTTGTTGAGCGGTTGTATGAAAAGGTTGAAAATGGATGCTCACGTATTCGTCTTGATTTCTCAAAAACGGAAAAGATGTATTCTGACGGCACGCTCTATCTGACAGCCTGTCTAAATGACTTAGTAGAACGTTTCCCAAATTGCCACTTCTCTATGGTAACACCATCTGAAACGAGAGTTGAGCAGGTGCTTTATCAGGTTGGCATTGCTAAACTTTTGGGAAGAATGAAAAGCTTTGACTCCTCCGCTTTTCATCATTCTGTGCGCCATTGGCATGTGGCACACGGCTATGATGTCAATCTTGAGAATGCTGAAAATATTTTTGATTCCTTTCAGGGCAGATTGACACCCGAACTTAGTCGGTCGATTTATGCCGGCGTGTCTGAAGCTATGACAAATTGCATGCATCATGCTTATGAGGGAGAGAATCTGCCTGATGCTTGCCGTAAATGGTGGATGTTTTCGCGCGAAGATGCGACAAGTGGGCGATTACAGGTTGTTTTCTGTGACTTGGGCATTGGCATTCCAAAATCCCTATTCCGTGAGTCTGAGAAGATCAAGGATGATTGGCTTGATAACTTGAAAAAATGGATTGCTAGTCATATTGCTTCGGGAAAAGCGGATGATGATGCTCTGAAAATCAGGGCAGCCATCGAAATTGGACGGACACGAACGAAACTGCAACATCGAGGCAAGGGCTTGAAACAGATGGTTTCAACACTTGACCAAATCGGCGATGGTGACGCGACGGTTGAAATTATCAGCGGCAACGGCATGTACAGGCATCGTTCACGAAATAAGAAAGTTGTTGAAAAGGCTTTGCCTTTATCAGACAATAGAAAAACTGCTATACGCGGCACGTTGATACATTGGTCTGTTCCGTTGCCGAAACGTGAGGCTGAATAATGAAAGATTCTACAATGACTATCCGTATTGCTTCTGATTTTTCCCGTTTTCCTGCCGGACGGTATACTACTGACGGCCCTTATTCTGGACAGGGCTTCTTGGAAAATAATTTGATTCCTGCGCTACAAAACAGCGGAAGCGTTAAAATTGTATTGGATGGAACAATGGGCTACGGCTCTTCTTTTTTAGAGGAGGCTTTTGGCGGCTTGGTGCGTCTGAAACAGTGGCCGCTGTCTGTGCTGCTGAATAAAATTGAGTTTGTATCAGACGAGGAACCTGATTTGGTCGATGAAATACGCGGCTATATGAGGGATGCGGCAAATGAATAACCAGCCACATTGGTTTTATTTTTATATCATGCCTTTAATGCCGACCGTGCTTACCATAGCCGGTTGGTTTTTTATTAATCATCGCGAAAAAAGTAAACGCCGCCTTGAGAGAAAAGACAGACGTATTGATGCGGCTTTGACTTTGTTGGAAAAAATCGAGGCTGATGCGCTGCGTTATTATGCTGTCGATGATGCTGATAATGTACTGGCAAATGCCATTAAGCATAATTTGAAGTGGCTGGCGAAATTGTGCGCGCGGATTAATAGCAATTTGAAGGTTACGGAATTGCGGACGGTAACGACTGGCGGCGATTTCGAGTCTAAAAAACGGATGTTGCTGAAGCCTGGCCATAATAAGTTTACTCAAATCAGTAATGCTGTGTTTAAGCTTAGGGATGAATTGGAAGGATGTCATGATGATTAATAAAAGCCGTCTGATTTTTTCAGACGGCTTTTGTTTTGGTCAGTGTTTGGAAAATGCGGCGGCGAAGTTTGGGCTGACTTCGCCTTCGTAGAGGACAATCGGTACGTCTATCAGGCTTTGGAGTTTGACGGCGGTCGTCAGTCCGTTGCCGTCTAGGGTGTGGACGGTTTCTTTTCCGACCCATTTCTCTGCGTCGATTTCGGGTTTGAAGCCTTGCAGGGTCACGGGGCTTTCGGGCGCGACGTCGGGGCGTCCGACGGCGAGGGAAATATCGAATTCCATTGCGCCGCGTTTTAGTTTTTTGTACACGGCGCGCGCGCCGGTGGCGGCGGTTTTGGGGCTTTGGTAGGTATGGCGCAGGGTTTTGATTTTTTTGCCGGTGGTGTCTGCCTGCTTGATTTCGGTTACTTCTTTGGTGGTGGTTTTGTGGGTTTTGCCGTCTTTGCGCTTGGTCTTGTATTGCTTGGTGGTGGTGACGGTTTTTTTGACGGGGTCGTAGTTGTCTTCGGTGATGACGACTTCGTGCTTTTTACCTGTCTCCTTGTCGATGTAGTAGGCGCGGACGGCGTTGTAGCTCTCGGTATTGCTGTATCTGAATGTGTATTGGTCGCCGCTGTTGCGGGTAATCCTGATTGTGGGCAACGGCTGCCCGCTGGCGGTCGTGGCTTCGCCTGATGATACAAACAGGAGTCTGCCATGCTTGACTGTTGCGATGGCGTCGTAGCGTTCGGCAAGGCGCGACAAGAAGGCGGCGTCGGATTCGTTGCTTTGGTCGATGTGGTCTATTTTTTCGTCTTGGTAGGCTTTGCCGATGATTGGGATGTAGCCGTTGGCGGCGGCGATGGATTCGATGATTTCTTTCAGGCTGGTTTTGTGCCAGCTTTTTTCTTTTGCCTCTGAAAATCGATCGGATGTGTCAGCGGATTGGGCGGTGATGTGCAGGGTGTCGGGTGCGCCGCTCCAGCTCACTTCGGTTATTTTGTAGCTGCCTTTATCGACAACGCCTGTTTCGATGTAGCCCAGCGCGATGGTTATCTCGGCAGACTTCGGGGGCAGGGCGAGCTTGCTGTCGTGGTCGGACAGGCTGACGGTCAGTTCGTCCGCTTCGAAGCCGCTTTTGTCGGTCAGGCTGATGGAGATGATGCGGGATAGGGCGTCGGTATTGAATGGCTTGCCGTTGATGGTGAGCTTGGCAACGGGGGTCAGATGGTTGCCGCCCGTGTCGGTTATGGCATTAAAGATTTTAACGGCTTGGTCTTTGATGGTGGTCAGGATGGTCATGGCGGTTTTGCTTTTCGGTTTAGATGCCTGCGATACGGCGGGCGATGGACACGCCGAGTTGCAGGGCTTTGCCTTTTAATCCGAGCGGGCTGTCGGATACTTTTTTCAATTCGAGACTGAAACTGATGGCGCGGGCTTTGCTGTCGTGCATGAGCTGACCTCTGTCCTCTTTGATGGACGTGATGACGTATGCGCCCATTATCTGCCCGGTACCCAGTATCAGGTTGTATGGCTTGCCGCGCTCTGCCATGAGGCGGAGCATGGACAGGGAGGTATCGCCGCCCGTGATTTCGGGGCGCAGTTCGGCGGATAGGGTGATGGTTTCGGTATCAGGACCGATGTATTGCACGGGGTTGATACCGCCGCCGACGGTTGATTGTTCGGGATGCCGCCAGCCGTTTTGACGGCTGATGGTTTGGAACGGGATGGTGCGTAACATAAATGGGAAAAATCCGAGTGTTGCCAGCATTTTTTATCCTTAGTCGTCTTTGAACGCGCTGCGGGCGCGGCGCGCTGCATTGGCGGTCATTTGTTCGATTTGGCGACGGACTTCGCGGGCAATTTCCGCCGCGCTGCTGCTGCCGCCGTTGATGGTGATGTTGATGTTCATGCCGCCACCGCCGCCGCGGTTGAAGTCGGCGGCAACGGGAACTGCTCCGGCAAGGGCGGGGCGCGGTTCGGGCGCGGAGGACGGCAGGATCCTGCCCAACGCAGTCAATCCTGCTTTGCGGATTTTGTCGAGTACCCGCCATCCGCCAAAACGTGCGACGTCGCGTTGATTAAAGACGACCTCGCCTTTGTGGACGATACCGGCGGGGTTATTGATGCCGCCCGCGCCGGTATAACCGCCCGTCGAATAGCCTTTGTTTGGGATGGATGTACCCAAGCCGTAGCCTGATGCGCTGCCGCCCGGAGCGGTCGGGGCTTTTGTGGAAAAGGCTTTTTTTACCCATTCATACGCACCCATCGCGGCGGATTTGAGGGCATTCAAAGGGGCAAGGGCTACCTGCGCGGCCTGTGCAATCGGATTCGTGCCGCCGAATACCTTTTTAAGCCATTCCCAGCCTGCGACCAGTGCGGATTTGACTTTCTCCCAATTTGCGAACAGTGCAATCAAGATACCTATCGGACCCGTAAAGGCAATCAGTAGCGGGTTGTTTCGGAATGCCTGTTTAATCCATTCCCATCCTGCAATCAGAGCCGCCTTGACTTTATCCCAATAGACATACAAGGCGACGAGGGCGGCAACGGCAAGAATCGCCCAGCCAAACGGGTTTGTAACGAGGAACATTGCCGCCTTTAATCCGAATGAAACGAGAACCATCCCGAGACGGCCGATCCAGCCTATCAGCGTTCCTACCCCGCCGCCTGCAAACCTGATGATGGTCATGAATCCGCCCATGACGCCTGTTATCCCGTGAACCGCTAGTCCTAGAGATGAAATGACGGTGGCTCCTACGGCGAATAGGGCAATCAGCTTCATGATGGCCGCGGCGGCGGTGGGATTTTGGGCGGCCCATGTGCTTAATTTGCTGTTTAAGTCAGCTATCCATTGGGTCAGGCTTTTGAGTTCCGGTGCTACTGATTCCCCCATCGTGGCGAGGAAGTTGGTAAACGTCCCGCTGGCTGCGTCCCAAAGGTTGGTCAGTGTGCCGAGCTGCTCATTTACGCGCTGATTCAGGCTGGCTTGCGCCTCCATTTTTTTGGCGAACTCTTCATAGCCTGCTTTTCCCTTTTCAATCATCGTGTTTAATGCTTGCAGGGTCTCGGCGTCGTCGCCGAATATCTTTTGCAGTATCCCCAATCTTTTTTCTGTGGTCAGGCTTTTGAGTTTTTCGAGCTGGGCATACATTTTGTCAAAGCCGCCGAATTCGCCTTTGCCGTCGGTAAAGTCTAAGTCTATCCCGCTGCCTTTGGTTGCTTTGGCGATTTTTTTGGTATCCATCATCCGTGTGAATACTTTACGCATGGCATTACCGGCGGACTCACCCGACAGTCCCGCTTGATCGAGCATTCCGACCAACGGCCCCATCTGTTTCATCGCGGCTTCGCCTTTGATTTTGAGTGTATCAAGGGCAGGGGACAGCTTTGAAAATGCGCCCAAGATGTTGCCGTCCTCGACGCCTGTGTAGTAAAGGCGTTGGACTTGGTCCATGATGGCGAGCATCTCTTTTTCACTGGCGCGGGTCGCGTCTTGGAGTTTGGCAGTCATCTCGGCGGCGGCGTCAGGGGCTTTTTTGAGTTGCACCGACAACATGGCTGCGGCCTCACCCGTGCCGCCCAAGATGGTTTGAGCGGATACGCCTTGGCGCATCAGCATGGTCATGAGATTTTTAAAATCTGCCGTCGTACCCGGCAATTTGTCTCCCAGTTTGGTAGCCAGACTGTTGATTTTTTCGTATTCGGCTGAGACACTGCCGTCGGATTTCATCATGGCGGCACGCAAATCTACAGACGCCGTTTCGCTTTGTGCGTAGGCTGTTATCGGCTTTTCCAACAGTCGTTTCGCGCCGTATGCGTGAGCGGCGGCGACGCCTGATGCCATAATGGCTTTTGAGTTGATGTCGTCCAGTTTTCTACTGGCATTTGCCCATTTTTGCTGCGCGGCGAATTTTTTGTTTGTTTTCTCCATCTGCTCGGCAAGTGTTTTTTGATTTTGGGCAAGATTGACGGTGGACGTCCCGGCGGCTTTCATTTCTTTCGCAAGCCGACCGGTGCTTTTCAGTTGCCGCGCTTGGGTTTGCTCCAGTATTTTTGCCTGCTGGGCGAGTTTTTTCATTTCTCGGCTTTGCTCTTGGGTTGCGCCGCCGCTTTTTTTCATCTCGGCGATTAATTCCCGCTGTCTGTTGCGGTTTTCCGACAGCTTTTTATTTGTTTCGTTTAGGTTTTGGCGGTATTTATCAAGCCGTTTGGTGTCGTTTAGGGCTTTATTCAGGCGTATTTGCTCTTGTTCGGTTTGTTTTAACCGCCCGCTCAGTCCTGATGCGGCTTTGCTGATTCGGTCAAATTGTCCGCTTGCCTTATCGGTGGCTTTGAGAATAATATTAAGCGTCTTATCGGTCATGGCGTTTTGCCTGTATTTAATGGATGGATTTGATATGTTCGGTTTTTTTAAGCGTCAGCCTGTAAATGAACAGCCTGCATTCACGCCGTCGAGACGTCCTAAGTCTCCGGCGCAATTACGTCGGGAAACTGATGAATACATCCGAAAAGTTCAAAGTGAAAGCCGTGTTCTTTGTGAAAATTACCGCAATATGACGGCGGCTAAGTCCAATCCTTATCGGAAGGTGGTCAGCAGTGCGATGGCTTTTTTCTTCATCGGTAAATTGTTCAAGTAGTTTTTCATTAAAAAGGTCGTCTGAAATGTTTCAGACGACCTTTTTTATTGCCCTGCGTTTTCGGATTGGATCCGGTTTATTTCTTCCGCTTTTGCCGCCCAACTGTTTAACCTGTATAGGTTTTGTTCGGCAAACCAATCAATCGACCCTTTAAATGTGATTGCGCAGAGGGCGAGGGCATCGTCTATTGGGTAAAACTTTTGCGGATCGCCGTCAACGTCATCTTCCCAAATATCAGGGACGGAATTTATCAGTCGGCTGAAAGTGTCTGCTCGGTAGCGGAATCTTGGAAATAACCCAATTCCGCAAAGGCTTCCTGAATCTCTACTTTCGCTGACGGCGGTGCTGAAAAAAAATCTACGGCGGCGTTGAGGGCTTGCGCGTCCGCCATACTGAATCCGCCATATTGAGCCATGCCGATTTTAGGCGTACTGATTTTGGAGAGCAGCTTTTGGATTGTTTCCGTGTGCTTGATTTTAATCAGGTCTTGCCCTAAGCCTGCCATGTCTTTGGCGAGCGGCTCGCGGAGGGTGTAGGCTGTGCCGTTTGATACGGTTACGATAATGGTGTTGTCCGGGTTGATTTTGATTTTTGGTTCTTGCTGCATTTTTTGCGCCTTTGATTTGATTGTTGTCGGTCGGGCTTTTGCTGCCCGACCTTTGCTTTTTGACGATTACAGACCTAATGCGTTGCGGATGCCGGCGCGAATGTCTTTACCGCCGATGACGAGTTTGTTTGCCATCAGGTCGCATTCGAAAATGACTTCGCCGTCAACTGTTTCTTTCCAGTAGGTCAGGGCGTACTTAAATGTCTGTTCGCCGCCTTCGCCTGCTTTGTCTTCGTTGCGTGTGGTCTCGATGATGCGCCCGCGGGCTTCGCCTACCAATGTTTGACAGGTTTCTTCGTCTTCTTTGTGCAACGCGCCTTGGTAACGCAGCAGGTTGCCATTAATTTTATGGCTGATTGATTTGAACAATTCGAGGTCAAAGCCTTTGCTTGTCAGCTCAAGCTCGAGTTTCTCGATGCCGTGAATGACTGTGTATTCACCCAATCCGCCGCCCGGCGTGTAGTCTTCGGTTTTGAATTTGATGTCGGGGCGTTTGACTGTCATCAGGACGCCGTCTTTGTTGAGGCCGTCGGTAAATACGTTAAAACTTTTTAGGATGCGTGGTAACTGCATTTGCTGTCCTTATACTGTGGTCGGTTTGATGTTTGACGCAAACTCGATGACGCGGTCGGTCAGGTTGACGATAAAGCGGTCGGAGACGTGTTGGTTCAATTCGATGTTCTCCAACGGCGGGGCGACGGTAAATTCGTAGTCAAATGCGAAGATGCCGTTTGATACGCGTTCTTTCTCGATTTTTTTCGGGTCGATAAATACCTGCGCGCCCAATAACCAACCTTTATAGACTTTTTCCGCCAGCTTGGCGTTGATTGTGTTGATGATGTCAATCATCAGGGACGGATGCATCGGTTTATCCATTGCCCAGAGGAAACTCTCGGCAATGGTCTCTTTGATTACAGACGCGACGCGGACGGTCGATTCAAACGCCCAAATCGGATCTGCCGAACAGGTGCGGTTGCCCCATACGCGGAAACCGTTTTCACGGATGATTGTTGTAATGTTTAAATTATTGATTGTATTTGCCTCTGAATTGATGTCCAGCAACCCAAAGCTACGCGGATATTTGAGGGCTGAGACGCCTTGAATCTCTGTATTAGAGATTGATTTGTGTACCCCGATTTTTTGGTCAAGCATGGCGCGCGCGCCTAAGATTCGGGCGATAGTGGCGGCGGTCTCTTGATTTTTAGATGCACCCAATGCCATGCATTCATTGTCAATTAACATCAGATTTTTTTGTCCAAACCCGTTTTTATAGCTGGTCAGGGAACTGATTTCTTCTGCACCGCCCGCCGAGGCATAAACAAATCCATCTAATACGTTTGCGGCAACTACTAATTCTGCCGTTACTTCAGCGTCATCAAGTTCGGGCGCGCCGATGATTTTTGGCTTAAACCCAGTATGAGCTGGAGCTTTTGCTAATGCTTTTGCGCCTGCGATGACATTTGCCTTTTGTTCATTTTCCTTTGCAGATGCGGGGACGCGTACTACAACGATTTGGGCGTCAGCCTGTGCAGCAATCGCGTCAAGGGATTTTGCCAATGTGCCTTTTGTCCCTGCTTTATCAATCAGGGCTGATACCGAGGTTGAGAAAATTGGTTTATTAGCCGGGAAAACAGTGGCATTGGCATCGTCGGCGGTGGCGACGATGCCTATAATGTTGGTGGCAATGTCTGAAATAGGGCGCGCACCGTGGGTAAATTCATTTGCGGTAACGCCGTGCATTCTTTTTGCAGTCATTTTATCTGTCCGTTTCTTTAGATATTCTGATTGTTGCGTTGCTTTCTATGTATTTCAATTAATGGTTGGTTTTGCTGTGGTTTTGAGGTCATCTGAAGTATTTCAGACGGCCTTTTTTTATTGCAGAACGTAGGCGCTATACCATAACCCGTTCAAAGACCCTGCATAGTTTGTGCCGATTGAAAATCCTTCCGTGGTGATATTTGACACATATTGCAAGCGAGGCGATGTATCGGCGATGTCGAGCATGACTGTTACCATCGGTCTCTCGGTAAACGGTTTTTTGAATTTTATGGTTGAAAGTGTATTGTTTGACATTGGCGGCATTTCTTCGCGCGACAGGTAGCCTTCTTCATACTCTTTTCGATTGGCGGTTGCTGCCTTCAGCGATTCCAGCCAAGCGGCTTCGTCTCCTTTAAATCCTCTGGCAACGGCAAGCTGATAGGCGGTTTGCCCCGCTTCCCCTTTTGCGCCTGCTATGCCTGCGGCACCATCCGCCCCTTTCAGGCTTCGCAACCAAGCGGCCTCGTCTCCGACAAAACCGTGGTCAACGGCGATTTGGTAAGCGGATTTACCGGGGACGCCTTGTTCGCCTTTTCCCCCTGACGCGCCATTTGCTCCTTTCAGGCTTTGCAGCCATGCGGTCTCGTCTCCGACAAAACCGTGGTCAACGGCGATTTGGTAGGCTGATTTGCCGTTGATACCGTTTTGCCCGCGCTCGCCTTGTTCGCCTTTTGTCCCTGACGCGCCATTTGCTCCTTTCAGGCTTTGCAGCCATGCGGCCTCGTCTCCGACAAAACCGTGGTCAACGGCGAGTTGGTAGGCTGATTTGCCGTCGACCCCGTTTTGCCCACGCTCGCCCTGTTCACCTTTTTGCAGGACCATCTCGGACAGTTTTTCCTCAATTTTTTTAATTTCCGACCGGATTTTTTTTACTTCTTCGCTGTCGGCGACTTTGTTAATACTGATGCCTGCGTTAGTAATGTCAACCGTAACCGTACTATCTGAACCTATGGCGTCTGCCGGCGGCAGGTCTGTAACTGAGGCGGTTAGGTAGATGCTACCGCGCATGATGGTGCGCACTTCGCCTCCAGCAATAAGCCTTAAATCGTAGGCAGCGCGACGCCATAATGCACTTGATGTCAGGGCAGACGGAAAATAGACGGTCAGCCCAGTAGCGGTACGGCTCAGGCTTGGACTGAGGCTATCGCCTTGCTCTGTTTTTGCGGTCATGATGTATGTAACAGGGATGTCGGGGATGAATTTCCCGTCTGCCTGTATGTCAATTCGAAACAGATGGCTATCGCCCTGATAAAGATGAAAATTCTGATTCTGCATGGCTGGACGTGTTTATTTTAATTCGGCGGGGAAGTGTGCTTTTTGTTGTTCGCGCAGGTGCGCTTTTTCGCAATGGTTTTCCTGTAAAAAGAATAATTTATCGACTGCAACCCTTAACCACTTCCAATATTTCGAAGCTTCGCCCCTGTTTGCGGCGCGCTCTTTTCGGTAGATACGGCTTGACATTGTTTCGTCCGGATAACCGCCGAAGACTGCATTAATTGACTGGTCGGCGGCGATAGCGATGTTTTTCAGGTAAGTTTTCATGTTTTCCCGTCTTTAGATGTTGATTTCGGTATTGACTGCGTTCAGCTCTTCAATGGTTTTGGCTGAAACGATGTTTGTCTCGATTGCCTGTCGGAGTCCTGCGACTGTTGCGCTCAATTTTTCATATGCAACTGCCTTATCAAAGGCGGCAGCTTTGATGGTATCTTTGTCGATGCCTCGCGCAGTCGCGATTTGGTCAAGAATCGGGGTTGGGGCGGACGGATCTGCTTTCCATGCTGCGGCTTCGGCTGCCTGAAGAGGCCAAGTTTGCACCTCGAACGGCGGCAGGGTGTCCATTCCTGATTTTGCTGCAACAATATTTTGCGCGTTGCGGGCAATGGCTTTAAGTAGTGCGCGTTTACTTGCTTCAAGGAAGTCGGCGGCGGCTTGGGCTTTTTTGGCTTGGTTTTCCACCCATTTTTTTCCATCCCATTCGCTGTATTCTGACGGCGGCGCGGTCATGGTGAGGTCGTCTGAAATACTGCCGAGTTGGTCGATGGTAACGGCAGAACCATCAGTTTTTCGGTAAGCAACTTTCCCACGATGGTCTTCGATAACGTCCCAACCTTCGCCGTTCCATCGGGCGGCTTGTCCGTCTTTAACTTGCGGCGGGGCAGTGTCAATACAGGACGCAGGGATAAGGTAGCTACCGTCTTTTGCCATGACGTCAAGGTAGGCTTCTTCGACCCCAGAGAAGATGTTGTCTTGGTCAATGCGGCATACTGGTTTAACCCATTTAATATCAGCGGGATTCATATTGTTTCCTTTTTTAAAAGTGTTTGATTGTTGGTTGCCGTGCTGTCTTTTAGGCTTTAATACATGCCATCAATGCTATGTTGCGCGGGCGAGTTTCCCCTTGCTGCTCATAAATTTCGCGTGATGTGCCATAAAAATCATTGCTATTTCGGTAAGCTGTACCGGCGACTTGCCCATAAGGATCAAGGTCGCCATAGTTTTGAGCGCCTGTCCCGCTAGATACATCGGAAACAACATTGCTACTCCCCGTCCAATCGTCTCGGATAAGTGTAAATTCGTTTCCGACCACTCCGGTTCTCCAGCCGGTAGCATGGCGGTGAGATGCGACATTGCCCGATTGCTGGCTTGCGTGTCCGCGCCCCGGATCAATGCCGCGCCCGTCGTCCCATGTCCGAATAAATTCGCCACGCAGGTCAGGAATGTTGAATGTAGTTCGCCCGTCTCCTGCGCCATAAGTAGTTCCAATGGCAGCAAAAAGGTTTGCATAGACGGTTCTCGATACCGCCGCGCCGTTTGCTTTGAGCCAGCCGAAGGGGACGACGGCATGGCAAAAATAGGCGATTGCGCCTGTCGGGACGCCGACGTTAACGATGTTATTGTCGACTTTGGCGACCAGTCCGGGCGTATCCCATCCAATAGCGATATTGTGACTTGCGCCGCCAAGACCGATTGACCCGCCACGTTTAATTGTGTCGCTGAATACTTTGTTTAGCGCGAATGATGATGGGATTGTTGCAACTGTATGATCAGTAGGGCTATGGCTTACTTTTCGAACGGTAAGCACTTCACTGCCATCATATTGTATGATGCCGTCGTTTTTCAGCTCCAAGACTTTGCCTGATTTTCTATTTCTCAGATATGCCGATGTGGCAGATGCGCCAATATGCATAAATGTATCTCTGCCATGCAATTCTTGGCTATCAGATACGGTGATGCCTTTATAAAAATTGACTTCGCCACTAAAGTTTTTCGCGCCGCCTATTGTTTGGTCACCCTCCAGCTTTACGCTATTTTTCGCGCTATTTCCCAGTTGCTGTCGGGTCAGTTCGACTTGGCTTTTAAGGTATTTTGTCCGGTTAGCCAGGCTTTTTAATGGTTGATTGATTGGTGCATCTTCACCTCCAATCACGCGGTCACCCGGCTCAATTAATCTGACGCTGTCTGTAAATTCATTGATTTCGATTGCGTTTGCCATTGTTTTTCCTTTTATGCAGCCCCAAAGTTGTAGCTGCCATCAAATTTTATTTCTCCATCCCAATAAATCGGGCTGTTTCGATAGTCTAAGTTCAAAAGTTCACATCTTAACGGCGCAATATTTCCCAGCCACTCCCTGATTTTTGATGCTTCTTTATTTGTAACTGCTCTGTTTATTTTTATACTGTATTTAGCCCAATCCCCGCTATTGCCGCCAAAAATATGAGTACCTTCAAATATTTCTTTACCATCCCATTTGATGTCTGATGCATTTTCGATTATTTCGACATCGCCAAAGCCCAAATCTTTAAAAAGTTTTCTGATTACTGACGGTGTGCCTTTGTTTTGATGGATTTTTATATATTCATCGACAATTTGACGCCGATTTATTTCCTGTTCTGAAATATTCCAACCCTCATCTGACCCGATTGATCGCTCCCATGCCAACCAGGGCAGCCAGTCTTGTTGGCATGTTTTAGGGTCTCTATTTTTTGCGATTACCTGTAAGTCAAAGATTTTTGCAATCTCGTCATTGGTCAATCGTGTCAATGCTTGCTGCAGGTCGCTATTATTGCTTGGGATGATGGCATTCATTTTCAGATCTCCCGCAATTCTGTCCTGACAATGCGTATAAATTCGCCGTGACCGCAGACAATATCTTCAGACGGCTCGGTCAATTCAATTTTTTTTACGCCGTCCGTATCTAGTGAGCCAATTATTTTTGATAGAGCGATTGATGCCCCAAGCCCTACATGTCTGCTTATCATTTCTGCCAAGTCTTTTTCTTGCTTGGCTTTGACAAGAGACTTGTCAGGACCGTCTTCATATTCTACCCGTGCTATGATATTGATTTCTTTGGGAGATGCTGCATAGATTTGAACCGTGTCACATAAAGGTCGGCGCGTTTCGTCAGACAAATACGACTTTACCTCTGATATTGTTTTGCTGTCGGCGACTCCGCCGTTATCGACAGTTTTTATATATACTGTAACGGTTCCTGCGTTTTGTTTGACGGCGCGGGCGTCGATGATGTTGTTCTTGGCATCAAGAGCGTGCGCTTCGTAAGCTGCCCGCGGACCTGCGGCGGCGAGCTTTTCCGGGTAAAGTTGGACGCGACGGCGCAGGTCGTCGTCTGTTTCGTAAAGTGCTTCGACGGGAGGCAGGGCAGTTGGGTCGGCTTGACGCACTATTTTTCTTGTTATCCCCTTCGCGGCGGCAAGGTGGTCTAAATCGCTACCTTGGGCAAATGCCAGCAACGTCGATGCTGCCGCTTGGTTGATGCGCTGCCTAAGTATCATTTCTTGGTAGGCTTGCTGTTGCAGGTCTATTGTCAGCGGCTCTGATTCCAGCGACAGGGTTGCTGCAATGGTTTCTCGGACGGATGATGGGACAAGCTCAAGCAGTGCTGTTTTTTTGCGCTCAAAAATCGTTTCAAAATCTAATTCTTCGATGACTTTCGGGGCAGGAAGGCGGGTTAAATCGATTTCGGCCATTGTCTTTACTCTATTTTGAATATTTGTTCTGTCCCATCTTCAAGGGCGGTATGTATGGCTACTTTCAGACGACCTTCGGCGGCGGCCTGCACGTCAAATTGGATTTGGCTGATTTTGATGCGTGGCTCCCATGTCGCGAGGGCGGTTACTATTGCTTGATGGCTTACGGCAATAACGGCGGGAGTCATCGGCATATCTATCAATTCAGGGAGCAGACTGCCGTAATCTTCTCGCATTACACGGGTACCGATGCGGGTGAAGAGAATGTTTTTTATTGATTGGGCAATGTGTGTCTTTAATCCGATCAAGCGGCCTGTTTTGTCGTCGGTCATTGCGGCTCTCCTGTTGTTCCGACGCTGTCTCCCTTATGGGTATGGGTGGTCAGGTTTATGCCGTTGCTGATTATGCTGCCCGATTGTTGACGAATTGTTCCGTTAATAACGGCTGCCGCTCCACCTGCGCCCCCGCTGCCTGACATACCGCCTTGGTATGTGAGCAGCCCTTTCACATTTAGCGCGCCTTCAATATCGGTTACTGGGCTATCAATAGTCAGATGTTTTGTGTGTACCGTTGCAGATTTTTCGGCAGTTATGTCTGCGGTTTGTATTCCGCTGATTTTTAAATGGCGGCGAACGTGGTCGTAGTTGAATTCCGCACCATCTGGGAACCTGATGACGGTTTCATTTGGGTTTTGTGATGGTGCTGGGTATTGGGTGCTGTCGATACCACATAAGACGGTACCGTTTTCTGTTTCACCGCTTGGCGATAAGATGAGGCAGGCTTCGCCGATGCTTGGCAAACGCCAAATTGATACGCCACCGGCAGCATGGGTTTTATATTTCAGCCAGTCCGTCAACAATCCGCCATGCTGTACTCGGATACGGTTTGACACTGGGTCAACCTCTTGCACGGTGCCAATTTTTATAAGGTTTTCTAATTGACGGGCTGTCATGGGATTATGTTGTCTCCGATTTTTATATTTTCTGCTGACGATTTGCTTGCAAACATGGCTCGTCTTTCAAACCTCCAGCCATTTTCGTTTTGCAATTCGAGATCAACAAACCACAATCCGCAAAAAAACAATGGACGACTTTTGATTTTCAGTATGGTGCAAGGTTCTTTAAACATAGCGCCTTCTCAAATTTGTAAAAGCCCCCGTTGGTGGGCGGCACGGCCGGCTTTTGGGGGGGCCGGCTTTCCGGCGGGCTTGTT